ACGGGTAACAGTCTATCCATGCACAGCTTCCAAGCTGCTGCCTGATTCTTATGGTCATCATCCAAGGCTGCGTTAAGTATCGCGTCCAACACCTTCCTACTCTTAGGGGATGCTAGCATTCTAGCCTTGTATTCGTTGATTACCGCTGCATCTCCCTTGGGTCGCCCTACTGCATTACGTTTACCCTTGGTTTTTGACGCTACTGAGTTCTTTTTAGGACGCCCAACCCGCTTCGCGGACTGACCAACCTTTGAATCCTTACTACTCAAGGTCTACTCCTTTGGTTATCTTAAGTATACTTAAGTATTCTTTAGGATTATACTTTAATTATTATTTAAAGAATAAACTTAAAGGTGTTCTTAAGTATACTTAAGGCGCTTGGTTGCCTTTGACTCTCTATTATACTAGATATTATAGCATACTTTTAACTGAAAGTCAAGCTTTATTTACTATATATCCTTAAGTTTCCTTTAGACCGCGATTCTAGCCAAAAGTTCCCCACTCGTGTCATACTTTTTTATTCTAATGATGTCCCTTCTTATAACCTGCTGCTACTTAAGGGCCGACTTGTGTTTCCTTATGTATCTCAAGGACTTACAAGTATTCACAAGACTTATACATGTATCCTAATTTCACCCTTTTTTGTATACCAGAGGGTACTACACAGGTCAGACAAAAGTTATCCCCCTCCCCGTCCCTCTTTATCCACAGGAATCCTTGAGTTATCCACAGGTAATCCACAAGTAGCCAATGTTGGCATAGGTATTGCATAAGATTCCACAAGGTAGAGTGTGAGTATGCCATAGGATACCTACAGCACTGTATGAATACACAGGTTGACACAAGCATACCCTTATGCTAGGTACACAAGGATAGCCACAAGTAGCCACAAATAAATTGCTATATAAGTAGGTAGATAAAAAAGATTGTAGATTGTCGCAACCAGATATATCTATGTCGCAAATAGATAAGCATCAGTATCTCAAAGGTCTATCATGGGAACCACTGAGTAAGGGAACGGACAGCGGGATCAATACTTACTTATGGCGAGGTACCTAGGTGCTTGAGTTGACCATAAGCGAGCTGTAAAGTCCTTACTCACCCACAGCATAGCGTGGATACTGTCGGCTTCTTAGCCTAGGCAATAGCGACAGATGGAAGCATACTAGCTGTGGATAGAGTAACCAAGGTTGATTAAGGTTATAGCGGGAAGTAAGCTTTAGGGCCAAGGTGTGCCGCTGAGTAGTCCCTAAATCAATCAGCGGTTATTCACCGGAGATGCTAGGTAACTGGCGTTTGCGTTGAGTAACTGAGGTAATTAAATATGGGTAAGATTAAACATTTTAAACATTCATACGATGAATTAGCCAAGGTAGGCCGTAAGTATTACCATGACACTAATTTTTGCACGGTGATTGGACTAGCTGTGGCGTGCGATTTATCGTTCGGTAAGGCTCGCGCCATCGCGGAGCGAGAGGTAGGCCGCAAAAAGCGCAGAGGTTTAAATGAATTACAAATCCGCGCTATGTACAAAAGCATGGGTAAGAAGTTGGAGCGAGTGTCTAACATTTATGGAGCCACATTAGGCACAGTGGCTAAACGGCCACCCAGTGGCGGTAGGTTCCTATTTATGACCCGTAGCCATTGCGCTGTAAGCCGTGACGGTATTCTGGAAGATTGGAGTGCTAAAGGCAGTAGACACAGAGTGATAGTTTGTTATAAAATTATTGATATTGAAATCAACTAAACCAAGAGGCAATACAAGATGAAACTTAAGCAATTAGGAAGTAACATGACCGAGCTAGACTTGGGCGAGGTACAGGTATTTTTTAGCTACGAAACACCAGTGGCCGCACGAACTGACACAGGCGCGTTGGTGCGTACATCAACCAAGTACAGCGTAACCACCACCAAGCATATCAATAAGTGGTTGCAGGGTTGTGACGCAGTGGAAGTACCGCAGTCAGTAATTAATAATTTAGTGGAGGTAGTATAAAATGGCTAAACCAGTGACCAAAACCGAAAAACTATTGAGAGACTTGGTGTATTTTGCAGAGTATGGTGAATTGTGGAAGGCGTCATGTAGAGCGGAGGAGATTGGCGTTGATGCAAGCATGGGGTCAATGCTAGAAAAAGACATCTACGCTATAGAGTCCAAGCTCGACGATTTGCGCGAGTTTATCCACGACATCGTAGACGAGTACAAAGACGGCTTACGATAGCAGTGTATACCATAGAGCGGCCTACGTTACGCTGTAGGCCATTCTTTAGTATAAACTGGTAAACAAACGAGGATATAAAAATGAATAGCGCAATGATTCGCAAACAAAAGCGAGAGTATAGAAAAAAGTTCTTGACAGATGTCTTTGGATGGTGTAGTATCGCATCATTAACTTACTTAATATGGCTTGGGTTCTTCTTTATGTTATCAAATCCCTTGTCCACTTTGTTTAATTAATTGTAACAAGTTATAACTAGGAGTATATATTATGAATAGAATTTGGAATGGTAGTTGTGAGGATTGGTTGCACGGTGACGAGCCATACGGCTATGACTTGCCAGACGCAGATGATTATGAACCTATGGAGCAATGGGAGATTGACGAGGCCCTTGCGGATTTAATGGCAGACGCAGAGCGAATAGGGAGATTAGATGACTAAACGTATCAAGCTAAAAGGAGGCGACGAGTACGACGCATTCTCTCGCGCCTCTCGTACCCTGCTACACTGGCGTAGCGGTGAAGTAAAGAAGATTAAACGCAAGCACAACAAACGAGTGCGACAGGAAAACAAAAGCGCAATGCGCGAGGTAAATAATGATGACTGATAAAGAATTTTTTGATTGGCTAGAGACTTGCCCTTCTAAAGATTGGCACGTCATGGATGCTAAACTAGGCGAGGTATATATTAGATTCCCTATCAAGATGTTAAAAGATAAGGACAAGAGCAAGCTACGTGTGCTAAACTCCTGTAGTACGGAGCTGTGGATCACTGACGAGGAGCTTAAGGAGGCCAACAAGCAAGCACTGGAGATCTTTGACGAATTCTATGACAACATAGGTCATGGCGAGGAGACATGGACTGAGATTCAGGTAGGTGATAAGTTTTTTGACATCAACTGTTGGGACGAGGGTATAGGCTATGACTACCCGTCCAGAGAAGGGGCTGTACATTGCTCTATATATCCTACTGTTGAGCTAGATAATGGATACCGTTACTGTGAGGGCGATAAGTACTTGCGCCTATTTACTGTGGATAAAACTTTAGGAGATGAGTGATGGATAAATTATATCTTATTGAAAAGGTAGTTGAACATATAAAGTATGACTTGGCTGTCAACGAGGAAGCACCGTTGTATGAACTGTTGGGACGTATAGATGCTGTCGCGTTGAAAGGTTATTTATCAGATGAAGGAGAAGAATAGTATGATGATATTAGGTAGAATGTTAAGTATAGAACTGATCAATGGTTGCGGATTGTACCTTGAGATCGCTGACAGCCGTGCCGTCTGGGTCTATAACAAGGACACGGGCAACACTGAGGCCATGCCCTTTGAAGGTGTACTGCTACACTTGCCCTTCATCTTGATTAGCTATGGTCGTGTGTACGAGGAGGTAGACGTATGATTTTATTAGGAATTATATTTGTATTCCTTGTTTGGTTAGTGTATACTGCGTTTACATTAGAAGATGCAGTATTAAAAAACAAATACGATGAGGATCATTATGAGTAAAATCAAAGAGGAACTGCTAGGCTATGACTATGAGCCTAGTGATTGGATAGAACCACAAGCACACGTAATGGTTGACGAGTTGATTGAGTATCAGGTATACTGTATGACATTATCTGAACTGACACAGCGAGTCACTAAGCAGATGCGTGACGAGTATTATAGTAATTCATACACCGACATGGTGCAAAAGTACAGCGAGGTATTCCCTAATGAGTAGATGTAAAAGTTGCGATGTTATATTAAACGAATACGAACTAAAAAAGATTGACCATTTAACAGGACTACATCTTGACCTATGTAACGTCTGTGCCGCCCACTCTAATGAAGCATTAATGGAAAGTAGCGACACGCTTAATTATCTTTACACGGGTTTAGTTTCGGAGACTGAGGATATTGACTCGTTGAGGGTGGAGTAATCGCCTTTATCTTCAAGATAATAGACAGCCTTCTTAAGTAACTGGGGGCTGTCTTTAAAAAGACCTAGAGCAGTGTTACAATGATGACACAACAAACCTCTGACTTCTCCTGTGTCGTGGTTATGGTCAACAAACAGAGAGGTAGGAGAGGTAGCAGGAGATTCACAGATAAGGCAAGCGTTGTTCTGTTCTGCCATCATCTGATTGTAGTCATCTGTTGTTATGTTATACTTACGCTTGAGATCCCTCTCTCTTTTAATAAGAGGACAGGCTTTTGTATTTAACCCTTTAGCGTGACGTTCTCTTTGATAAGTGTTAGTGCAGGGTTTACATCTTGGCTTGGGAATTGAAGCCTTACGAGTAGGACAGTGATAGTGCGTAAACTCAGTAAGAGGTTTAGATATGTTACATTTAATACAGGTTTTCATAAGTTATCTCCGACAAGATAATAGAAAAAGACCTACTAGCAGTGTCGGCTACGTTCGGCCTTTAAGGAAGGGCTTATGTATACACAAGTAAACATAAGTAAGACTTTAAGATTATACTTTAATGATTATCCTTTAAGTTATTATTTAAAGAATACTATATATTGTATCATACTTATCGTCAAAAGTCAATAACTAAACGTGACCAAATAGCTTAGACTGGTCATACTATACTAACAAGGGGCTTGACCTTACTAAGTAACTGGGTTATAATATATAAATACAGTAAAGGAAAACTTAAAAGAATTATCAAAGTATACTTAGGTATACTAGGTAGTAACCAAAGCGGCACGTTTAGTGTCATAACTTTAAATAGCAAGAGGCAGTAACTATGGCAGTAATAGAAGGTATATTAGCATTTGAAAACCTGAACGAACATGAGATTTTTCAGGGTCAAAGTACCGGCAAGTATTCAGTTGTCATTAGCTTAGACGATCAAACCGCAGAGCAGTTAGCAGGTATGGGTGTCAAGCTACGTGAGTACGAGGGTACTAAACAGCGTAAGTTCAGCACCAAGTATGAT